TAGCAAAGCCTCTGTATGGATACCAGAAATGAAAGTTGCAGAGTTTGAAGAGATAATGCGTAGAAAATATGAAGCAAGAGAAAAATCTACAGAATATGTGGAGGAGGCAGAAGAGGATTTAAGATTTGTAAAACATTTTAAAAATTATATTTCAGAGCAAAAAGCATACACAAGTAAGAAAGAATTAGCATACTTTGGTTTACCTTATTATAATACACAAAAAAATATTTTAGAGTTTAATTTAGATAAGTTTGAAGATTATTTGCACAGACAAAAAATAAATCTATCTAGAGTAGATTTAGTAATTAAGTGTCAAAATATATTAAAAGCAAAAAAAAATCACGGTAAGTATGGAACTAAGTCTTGTGTTTCATGGCGTATTTTAAATCAAGAAATAGACAAAGATGATTTAATTATAGAAGGTGACTATCAGGAGATTACAAATGAAAAAGCCTAGTTTTATGGTAGGACCTCCAGGTACAGGGAAGACATCAAAATTTATAACTAAAAAATACAAAGAGTTGTTAACAAAATATTCACACACTAAAATAATAATATTATCACATACTAATGTTGCAGCAGAAGAAATAAGAGATGAAATACTTAAACTACCTGAAGTAAAAGAAAAAGGTTTAACTAAAAAATCTTTTAAATATAAAATTGGCACAATACATTCATATTGTAAAAGTAAAGCGTTAAGTAGAGATGTATTTAGTTATGAGGACCACATAAGTTTATGCATAAAGGATTCTCGATTTAAACTACAACGAATAAGTGCATCTGATTTTGAAGGAGATAAACATAAATTTTATAAATATATATCCGATGCTTTCGGCAAAGGCATGACATTGAAAGAGCATTGGAAAACATGTGGTGAAAGCAATAGAAATTCATACAAACCATACAGTATAAACACTATTGTAGAGATGCAAGACGAATACGAAAAATACAAAAAAGATAAACAGGTTTGTGATTTTAATGACATGATAAAAGACTTCATAGAGAAAGCTAAAGAGCCTGACATAGATGCTTTAATAGTAGATGAAGCACAAGATAGTAACATACCACAAAAAAAAGCATTAGATAAAATGGCAACTAATACTAAAGAATATTGGTTTGTTGGAGATCCAGATCAAACAATATTTCCCTTTGCAGGGGCTGATGCAGAAACTTTTTATGAATTATCAAAAGGGGCTAAAGAGCTAGAACAGGGCCATCGATGTGGTCAAACTATTAATAATCTATGTAAACAAATTATAAAACCAATATGGGATCACTATGGCACACACAGAACCTGGAGACCTGCTAACTATCGTAAAGGCCATGAGAAAGAGGGACAGCTCATAATAGGAAATCACTATTATTTACCAAATTATACAACTGACTGTTCTCATTTAAGAATATTGTTAGATAAAATAAGAAATACTGAAGAAACATTTTTATTTACGTACCGTGGTAACCCATCAGACACATTTGTTAAAAATTTTTTTGATCAACATGGTATAGAGTATGCACACGTAGGAAATACGGCACACGTACCAAAAAAAGAAATAAGATGTCACAAACTTTGGCCAGAGTTTGCAAGTGGTAAGCCTATGTCATTACAACAAATAAAAGATTTTTGGGACTACCTAGGTAGTAAAGTAATAGTGCATGGTAAGGGTGAATATGAATTTAAAGATTGGATTAAAAAAGATTACACAATTCATGAGTTGATAAAATTAAAATTACTAAAAGAAACTTCTGTAAACGAAAAAGATTTTAGGTTGATAAGAGTGCAAAAAGGTAAAAAAGAAGATTATGAAAAAAGACTTATCTACATTGAAAAAGTTTTAAGAAAAGGTTTTAATTTAGAAGGTGACGTTAGAGTTAGATATGCAAATATACACACAGTAAAAGGTTTAACATTTGACAATGTAATTGTAGATCTAACAAGAACAAGACCAGAAAATTATTTTGAACAACTAAGATTAAAGTATGTTGCATACAGTCGAGGTAGATATGATTGTTGGACTATAGCATCGCAACGTGAATATACGTTAGGAGTAGAATGATTGAAACGAGAGATGAAATACCATTAGAAGAAGTAGATAAAAGAGTTTTACCAGGTATGTACATGTTAATGAGAACAGGGGGATATCATCCTTACCGTAATCTTAAATTAGAACCTGGTGATGAACATTATAAAAAACCTATTTGGCCCTATGTAAAAAAATTAAAAGGGTATCATCAGCATTTAAATGGTGGTGGTAAAATGAATGGTTCTATTTCTGGTAAAAAACCTTATGTTAATTTAACGGTTTACACACCAACCTTTGATAAAAATGGAAGACACGATAGAGTTAAAACATATTTTCATATTATTGTATGTAAAGCTTTTTGTAATCCTAATGGATTAGTTCACCAACAAGATGGTGGTGATTATGTGGTTAACCATAAAAATTTTAAAACTGTAGATTATAGTATAGAAAATTTAGAGTTTGTAACTAACGAAAAAAATTCTATTGGTTATCCAAAACATAGAAGAGTAGATAGACAAATAACATACCAAGTTCACAAACTATTAAAATATGCATAAAGGAGGAAAATGACAAATAAAGAAATGTTTAAAGGGGTAGCTTACAAGTCACTAGAAGAACAGGTAGGTGGCAAACACTACCGCAGCATGAAGATTCAGCCTGCGCAGTTTATCAACGAAAATAAATTATTGTTTGCGGAGGGCAATGCTATAAAATATATTTGTAGGCATTCTATGAAGGGAAAGCGACAAGATATAGAAAAAGCAATACACTATTTAGAAATGATATTGGAGAGAGATTATAATGTGTAATTCACCAGAAGATCTAGATTTAAAAAATGTAGATACAGTTGCGGTAGATATAGAAACATACGATCCTAATCTTAAAACAAAAGGGTCTGGTGCCATACGTAATGATGGTTTTGTTTGTGGTATTGCAGTTGCAACAGATAATGAAACAGCATATTTTCCCTTACGTCATTCTGATACTGACATAGATTATCAAAGAATAAATAAAATATGGCAAGTTTTAAACGATAAGATATTTCAAAACGATAAGATTACTAAAGTATTTCACAATGCAATGTATGATGTCTGTTGGATAAGAGCTGTAACAGGTAAAATGATTAAGGGTAGAATTGTTGACACTATGATAGCTGCGTCTGTTATTGATGAGAATAGATTTAGATATTCGTTAGATGCATTATCAAAAGATTATTTAAATGACTCTAAATACAAGTATGACTTACAACAAAAAACTATGGAGTGGTCTGGTGGCACAGTCAAAGACCCGATGACTAACATGCACAAACTTCCTGCATCTATTGTAAAAGAATATGCAAAACAAGATGTAAGTTTAACTTTAAGATTATGGAATTTATTTAATAAAAAAATTGACGAAGTATTATACACAAAAGACGATGGAGAGCAAAAAACTTGTAGAAAAATATTTGAACTAGAAACAAAATTATTTTTATGTTTGGTTGACATGAAATTTAAAGGCGTTAAAATAGATCGGTCAAAAGCCATCCTATTTGGTAAACATCTCAAGAAACGTAGAGACCAGATAATAAAAGCCATAGAAAGTATTACAACAATTAAAGTTGATATCTGGGCTGCAGCATCAATTAAAAAATTATTAGATCATCTTTGTATAAAAGATTACAAAGTCACACCAAAATCTAAGATGCCACAACTACCAAAAGATTATCTTAAAACACATAATAATAAATGTTTACGTATGATTGCAAAAGCAAGAGAGTATGACAAAGCAGTCAATACTTTTATAGATGGATTATTAGAATACGTGCATGAAGGTAGAATACATGCAGATATAAATCAAATTAGATCTGATACTGGTGGTACAGTTACTGGTAGGTTTAGTATGTCTAATCCTAATCTACAACAGATACCTGCAAAAGGTTATATAGGTAAGAAGATGAGAGAACTGTTCATACCGGAAGATGACTGTAAATGGGCTAGCTTTGACTACTCACAACAAGAACCACGTATTGTAGTGCACTATGCCATTAAATTGTGTTTAACGGGCACAGAGAGCCTACAAGAGCAATTTGATAGGGATGATGCCGATTTCCATCAGATAGTCGCTGACATGGCTAATATCTCCAGGAAACAGGCAAAAACAATCAACCTAGGTCTTTTCTATGGTATGGGTAAGATGAAACTACAAAGAGAATTAGGTTTAGAAAAAGAGCAAGCTAGAGAGCTGTTTAACGAATATCACGGACGTGTACCATTTGTAAGACAATTATCACAAGAATTAATAAATTTTGCAAAAGAAAATAAATTATTATTCACACTATACGATAGATTCTGCAGGTTTGATAAGTGGGAAACAACTAACAAAGAATGGAATAATGAAACAGGTAGATTTAATGAAGTCCCTTTGTATACAGAAGAACAGGCTCGCGAAGCTTTTAAAGCTGAGATGTTAGATAAATTTAAACAAAATAAAATAGATCCAAATTACATGAATTATTTTGAAAGATACTATACACCTGCGTTCACATACAAAGCTTTGAATAGATTGATACAAGGGTCCGCTGCAGATATGACAAAGAAAGCCATGGTGGATCTACATGAAAAAGGTATAGTGCCACATATACAAATACACGATGAACTTTGTTTTTCGACCACGGACCACGAAGCAGAGTTGATTAAAACAACAATGGAGAATGCTATCCCATTAGAAGTCAAGAACAAAGTTGACTATGAATCTGGATTAAACTGGGGTACAATAAAGTGAGGAAAAATTATGGCTTATTTAAACGCAAACATACCTGTGGAATACGCACAAATAAGGAGAGAATATTTATATGATCTTAAAAAACATCACGGAGAAGTTGAAGACTGTGTTATCTTTGGTGTCAGCTGTATTACAGGTCGTGCGCTCCTGTTTCATGCCATTATGGAGAACGGTGCGATCTTTTATAGATTACCTATTACAGCTTTTATTCAGAGGGGCTTTAAACCAGAAGATGTCCCCGTACGAAGACTTGATGAACTTCAGCTTTGGAACTCTTTTAGTTATTATCCTGCTGTTACTTCTTGGGATATTTTAGAATCACAATCCGGTAAATACATTGGCAAAGATAAGAAATGGCACTGGGGTCGTTATTTATTTACTGTTGACTTTGCACATCCAGAACCTAATATACTAGACACCGATCATTCTGAGATTCCGCATGAACATAAATGCGCTCATGTGTTGGCACTAAATGATGGCAACTATGCTGCTCAACCCAACAACAGATTGATTTGGGACATTCCATCCTTCACAGTTAAGGACCAAATCCCTGACTGGAAGGTACAAACTAACTATTGGAACGTAGAAGATACACAGAAGTGGCGACCC